TTGGAATTATGTTTCTAATTTGATTGAATAATTGTTTTTAAATAGCTTGTTTTTAACTAATTAGAAGTATATTTCTAATTTTATATTGTTTCGGGTTTGTAGTTATCTATGTCAAAAAATCCAACTTTTGACTTATCTTCTGGCTTTCTCATTCTGCGTTTAGAAGGCTCGTAACCTTTATCCTGGCAGTAAGTTAGTATCTCAAGGTAGGTCGCATCAATGTTAGTCATCATTATGCTAATTGGCTCACTTGCGTAATATTTGTCTATGTATTCTTTGTTGCTTTGGGTCATTGTTTTTAATTAAATAGTCAGTTAAAGCTGCCATTGCAAAGCCTGTTGCAATTAGCAGAAGGCATATAGCGTAGATCATTTCGAGTAGATGTCTTGTAATTGTCCAATAAGGTAACAAGCTACTAAAAATACGGCTAAAAGTTGTGCGGTTTCTTTTTTCATTTGGTTTGTGTTTTGATTAAATAATAACCAAATATACAAGTTCTACACAATCCACCAAATATATTTTTGTAACCTTGTTGCAATTAAAGGAAGGCATATCTACCTGTGCCACGTTTAAGGCTGAAATTCTGCCAAGCTAAAGCCAGAGCCATTACTGCATCATCGTGGAAGCCGGAAGGTGCAGAGTACTTTACCCCCGTTGCAGTATACTGATACTCAAATACTTCAAGCTCCTGGCTTATTATCCCTTCTGGATAGCCTATCTTCCCTTGATGTATCGCAGCCTGTAAGCCTTCCATTAGCTGCTGCTTACTTGAACTTGTGAACTTTAAGCCTTGTATCATTACCCCTTCTCTTTGCAGGTCTTCTAAGATAGGGTCTCCAATCCCCGTACTATCGACAAGGATAGGGAATTTAGGCAGTCTAAGGATAGTTTGCTTGGTATTGTGCCAATCCATTTGAAAGCGGTCAAAATAAGCCACATTTCCATCTTCGTCTAATCCTACTATTACAGTCCAATCGACTGACTTAGCAAGGTCAACTCCATAAGCTACTACCGGCATTGTTGTAACCGGGTGTAAGCAATTACGAATGTATTGAGTACCAAATGGGTTTGCTGCGTTCTCAGCCGGGTTTGCCATATACTCCTGCTCAAATACAACCTCTGGAAGTTGCTTTCTTGCATCGTCTATCTCCTGCGGGTCTATGTACGGGTTGTCGTATGTAGTAAACTTAAAGCTCTGCCAATCCGGCTCGGCTTTGCTAAATAAACTAAAAAAGTAATTCTTGCCTTTAGGTGTGCTAAGGAATATAGCTTTACCCTTATAGTCAGTTAAGGTAGGTCTTATTGAGTTTAGCCACCCGTCTTCTAAGTTAGGTATAAAGGAAGCCTCGTCTACTATTACCAGATTGAATTTGCGCCCTCTTAAGTTATCCAAGCGTTCCCCTGTAAAGAACTCGACCTTGCCACCATTTGGGAAGCTAATATTTAAGTCCGATTTGTTATTAGGAAAGGGAAGGCTATTGCATAGCTTCTCAAAAAATACCTTTGCCAATTTATAGGTGGGTGTTATGTAAGCAACCTGACCGCCTTTGATTGCCGTTGTAATACATTTGATCTGGCTTAACTCAGATTTACCGAACCTTCGACCGCACATTACAACTATGTACCTGGCTTCGCAGTCAAGTATCTTCTTTTGGTTTATATGTCCGTTAGGTAGTTCTATCCGCATTAAAGAATTGTCTTGCCGTCTACAAATACTATCTCTATTCTGTTATCTGTTTGAATGTCCATTTGTTCTTTAGGCTTACCATATACACGAGTAAGTAAAGTTTCTAAACTATAAAGGCTTCCCTTCTCTAAGCTTTTACGCATAGCTGCTGCTATTGTCTTTTCAAGTATTGTTGCCTTCGGGTTATCCCATACTGTTTTAAGTTCCTCTAAGTCCATTGACATCATAGCTTGTATGGTGTCGTTTATCTCAGCAAGTTTATATCCCTGCTCTTTGAGTAGGCTTACGTACTTTCGAGGTCTGCCGTTTGGGTTTCCTGATTGTCCTGGTTTGTATGGTATCAAATGTTCTTTGCTCATTCTGTTATTATTCTGTTTTAACATAAGGTTGACCATTCCTTTTAACTTCTAATGTTGGGTCAAGTTTAATCATTCGGTCCACAATAACTTGGCAGTACTTAGGGTCAAGTTCCATTCCGTAGCATTTTCTTTCTAATTGATGTGCAGCAACCATTGTAGTTCCACCACCTAAATATAAATCAGCAATTAGATCATTATTATTTCCCCATTTATTAAAGAACCAATTAGCTAACTCAATAGGCTTTTGTGTTGGGTGAACTCTTCCTTTTGTGTCTTGTGATGGCATACCAAAAATACCTGCCCATTTAACTCTTGCTATATCTCTCTTATGTTTATTCTTTGACCAACATAATTCAAATGTACTTCCATACATTTTATCTGAACTTTTATCTTCATTTATATCATCATTTCCATTTGCTCTCTTATCCCATACTACCCAACTGCCATTATTTTTATTAGGTAATAACTCTGCAAAATAATCTGCACCCCATATAAATACTTCCTTGCAATCATTAAAACAAGCAAATATTGTATTAATTAATTCTTCGCTAAAGTCATCGTGGTCTCCTTTAATATTATCATATTTTTTACCACCAATACCGCCTTTAAATATTTCACTTTTCATTCCACTATAATCAGCATCTAATTTCATCCCATAAGGTGGGTCTGTAAATACCATATCAGCCTTCTGCCCGTTCATTAACTTTGCCACTTGGTCGCTATCCGTACTATCTCCACAAAGCAATTTGTGTTCTCCTATCTCAAATAAATCTCCTAATACTATATCGGTTTCTATTCCCCCGTCTGGAACTGCAAACTCATCTTCCTGAGCTTCTATAACTTCGGCATCAAAGCCTGGTATATCTAAACCCCAATCTTGTAGCTGCTCTGCATCCCAGTTATTAGCTAAATCGTTCCAATCCCATTCTCCATATCCTACGTTGTCTTTAACTATAAATTCTTTTTGCTGCTGCTCGGTTAGTTCACTTGCTTTAATAATTGGTATCTCTTTAAGTCCTGCTTCTTTACAAGCCTTTAATCTCATATTGCCACCAAGCACAACCATATCGTCATTAACTACAATAGGTCTAAGGTTAAGCATTTGAGGGAACTCATTAATTGACTTTACGAGCTTTGCAAACTTATCGTCTTTAATTATCCTGGGATTGTTAGGGTTTGCTTTTACTGTGTTGATTGGTACGTTTTGTATCATAGTATTCCGTTTATTATGTCGTTTGCTTCGTCTATTGCGTCCTCTTGATCTAAGTAAGTATCTACGTCTGCTATATGTTTATTGATTAAAGTTTCTGCCATTGCATAGGTGTAGTGTCCTATCGTGGTCATATCGTCTCCATTTTTACCAGTCTTACATACCGCAAGGAAGTAAGCTTTATGCGTAAGGAGTAGCCATATAGCGTTTAACTTTCTCATCTGCCTTGACCTTTGTATGCTTTTGGTCTTGGGTTATGCTTATTATAGGACTTCTTTGCAGAGCCTCTTTTGCGTTTGCCAAATTGAATTTTGTTATTGTTCTCTTTAATCTTTGCCATAATTCTTTGCGTGTATGTCTTTTAGAAACTCTTTATATTGTTTTTTGTCTCCGTATTCTATGTGGCAGTTCCTACATAACCCCATTAGGTTTTCAATCGTGTCTTTGTCTTTGCTTCCGCCCATTCCCCTTGCCTCAATATGATGTACGTCTACTGCTTGTGAGCCACACACTTCGCAAGGAATGAAGTCAGTTTTTTTATACCCCATTCCCTGCAAATATATTTGTGTGTGTTTCTGCATAGCTTCCCCATTAAATTTTCCGTTGATTAATAATTAAAAAATTTAACTATGCAAATTATTTATTGTCTATTTCTTTTAGCTTATTGATTGCGTATTCTATGCCACTCGTACCACCCCAGCAGTCCCACATAAGACCGCCACAACCTTCGCTATAAGGTACGTCTTTATGTTGTTGATGTCTTTTAAAGGAAGCCATACGAGCAATAGTATCTCTGCTTATAGGTTCTCTATTAGCTAACTGCCTTGCTCTTGCTTTTCCGGTTGCTTCTCCACAAGAACCCCACCCGTGTTCCTCTACCCACTTCAAAGCTCTCTTTGCATTATTAGTTGCACTCTCTGGGTAATCGGTATAGCTATCAGCGAAATTGCCACCTGCAAGAATAGCTTTCCAAACTTGCATAGCTTTCTCTTCGGTTTCATAAACGCAACCGCCTTGTCCGATTTTCCATTTTCCTGAACTGCATTGTGTTACTGGCATAGTTTACTATAAATATACTTTCTGTCTAAATTTATCTCGTCAAAGTTATACTTCTTTTGGCAGAACTCAAATAGCTTTTGTCCGCTTTCTTTTCGCATATCCGCATCGCTTACTAAATCTCTTATATGTTTATACCAATCCTTTTGGCTTTTAACGTAATGCACTGGCATATCTAAGTAAGGATTGACATAGCTAACTATGGCAGGGTTCTTTTTAGAAGCCGTTTCTAATACCTTTAAATTTGACTTCATAGCATTAAACTTGTTATCTACCAATGGGATAACTGAAATATCCGAGTCCGTATAAGCACCCATATATTCCGTAACCCTTGCATAGTTATAGATTGTAGGGTTTAGCTTTAAACCGCAAGTGAAGGCATCAATCATTTTATCCCAGATAGGTTTCTCCGCATCATTGTAACCTGCTATTACAGTTCTTATATTCATACCTTGTAACCTTTTAAAAGGCTGCCTAAGTATTTCTAAGTCCCTTTCGTGCGTTCCGCTACCTGACCAAAACAATCTTACTTTGTAATCTTCGGTCTTATTATCCTGGAACTGCTCTTGTCCGTAAGGTAAAGCGTTTGGTAAGATGTGAACATTTTTATTGTAAGGACTTATTTCTGCTGCTAACCTTTCGTGTGTGCAGGTGCAAAGGTCTGCTATATTTAAGTAATCGGTAATCTTTTTGCCTATGTTATCGTATTTGTATTTGTAGAATAACAAATGGCTTTCGCTAAGTTCCCAATGGTCATCGTTATCAACCACTAACTTAAAGCCGTACTTAGTGCGCCAAGTGTCCATTTGCTTGGCATCTATCTCGTTAAGCATTCTATTCATTAACACAATATCCCAACCTTGCTCTAATAACTCGTCATTAAGTACATCAGTAATAAGTGCGTACTCCTTTTCTAAGTGTACTATCGGCATCATTATTCGGTGCAATCCTACACCTGAATTGGCTGAGGTTATACAAAGTATTTTCATAATTTTATATAATATGTTTTATTTCCATTTGTATAATCAGAAACATTTTTACAATGTAAACTCCAAGTTTTTTGTACTAATTCCATTTTATTGTAACCATAAGCATCAGAGCTATTTTGACTAGTATGATTAGCAAAACATGATTTTATGTATTTTGTATGTAATCCTGCTGCTCTGCATCTGGTACAATAATCTAAATCTATTGCTCCATATGGATCAAGCTCTTCATTAAATGCTCCCACTTTATTTATAGTTTCTTTTGTAATAGTAAAGTTTCCAATAAGGTCTGGTATATTATCATCTATTACATCAACAGGAATTGAGCATATGCCAATACTTTTATCTTGTAAAAATTCATTTCTAATTTGCAACCAATTATCAGGTTCTAAAATATCATTACCCATTATAGTAACATAGTCAATATAGTCATAGTTAAAATGCCTTAATCCTTTGTTAATTGCATAAGATATACCTGTTTCATTAATTATGCTAATAAAATCTATATGCTTACCTGCATTTTTAATATTATGAAACAATGTATTTATGTTTACATCTTTATAGTTCAAGTAGATTATTGCGTTCATTATTTTAACTTTAAGTCACTGGTAAAATTAATTACCCTTTGCATTACGTTTCTTAGGTTTTGGTTGTAAATCGTACCATTCGTACAAGCGTTTAATCATATCAAATATACAATGGCTACACCATACTGTCAATATAAAATCTGGGTTCATATACTTTCGGTATATATGCTCGTACATTTTTAAGATGTCTAAATCTATATTCCTAACATAGCCATTCTGAACCATTTCATAATTTGGTCTATGTAAGTCTAAATAATTTCTGTGATCTATTTCCATAAGTTCCACATTATTTTTGAAAGTAAAGGTGCTACTACTCCTGGTATAAATACAAACGCAATAATGTCGGTACATATTGCAGGTAGTAAATATAAAATCAAACCTGTCCAAGCTGCTAAACAACTTGTGCAACTAAAAGGCTTATAATCTAATTTCCACTTCCTATGAAATTGGTGTATCTCTACAAAGAATATTGCAAAGCATATTGCTGCTATAATTATCATTTCCGTAATTGTTTTTTAAGTTCTCGTTTAGTTAATTTAAGTTCCCTATGTATTGACATATAAGGTATGCCTGTAACCCTGATTAATTCTTTAGCGTTGCAGTTATGCTTTATAGCATACACTCGTAATAGTTCCGCTTTGTACCAGTGCATCTTTGATAGTTCGTCTTCTACTTTGTTTAGTAAATCTTCGTCTCTATCGTGTACTATTAATTCTATTTCTAAAGGCTTTCGGTATGTTCTATAAAATTGGCTTGTGTTACTTTGCATCATATTAATCATTGTTCTAACCAAGTAGAACTTTAATACATTACGGGTGCGCATATCAATTAAACGCTCTTCGTCCATTTCACATAAAACTTTAAATAATTCACTTCTTAAATCTTCTCTCAGGTCTTCAGGCTGCATTTTATCTATTGCTTCCTTTAGTTCTCGGCTTTCCCAAAGTTCTAATATGATGCTATTCTTGTTCATATTCTTTTAAGGTTAGTTTGCCGTTATCTTCGGTTGCTATGTAACAAAAACAATTTGCCGTCTTTGCTAAGTTTAAGAATGCTATTTGGTAGCTGCTAAGTTTATCTCCTATTGCTTTGGTTTCGCAATAAACCGCTACTCCTGTTTGTGTATGGAAGCCAACAACATCTGGAACTCCTTTAAGTCCTATAAAGGTGCGACCTCTAACCGCTAAGTTATTATTGCGCCATACAAAGCACCCGTTTTTATTTAGGGTTTTGATTGCTTCTTTAGTTAATTCGTTTGCGGTCATAAAGCAAAAATATACTAAAGTTCTTGATATTGACAAATAGTTTTAAAAATTTGGTAAGCTACTTGTGGAACTATTGCGTTTCCGTAGGCTTTTAAACTTTCTTGTCTCCATTTAGAAAAGGTAATGTTGTCCAGTCCTTTGGGAAGCCCATCATCTCCTCCACAAATAGCGGAGACAGATGGGAACGTGTTCCATACATTTCGTTTATACAACTTCCCAAATCGTCTCCTTTCCAATTCTCCGTTTTCCAATCCATATTTTTGTCCGATGTTCTTGGAGTTGGTAGCATACCCATTGCTAAAGCCCTCGTTAAAGTTACTGAGTGCATCGAGCCTATTGTTAATTGATCTGACTTCATTTTCACTGTTGCATCTGTGCAATCTATTGCAGTCGGAGTAGGCAATAAACCATATCCGGTCTCTTCGGTGTGGCGCACCGACGGAACAAGCTGGAAGTAAAAACGGCAGGACTTCGTAGCCTTCAGCTTCCAACTCAGACTGCACCTCGTCGAATACCAATCCCCCGTTCCAATTAGTAAGTCCGCGAACGTTCTCGCCCACAACCCAACTCGGTTGAATTTCCCTAATTGCTCTAAGCATCTCTGGCCAGAGGTGTCTCTCATCTTCTTTGCCAAGTCGCTTTCCTGCACTTGAGTAGGGTTGGCAAGGGAAGCCTCCACTAATGATGTCGATTGTTCCTCTGTAAATAGAGAAGTCTGTTTTAGTAATGTCATTGTATGATATTGAATTTGGGAAGTGATGTTTTAATACTTTTTGTCCAAAGGTGTTCCATTCGCAATGAAATACGTTTTCCCAACCGCACCATTCTGCTGCTAGATCAAAGCCACCTATTCCGCTAAATAAACTGCCGTGTCTCATTTAAATGAAGTTTTATTATTAGCAATTTGCAAATCAAAAAATAAAGCTACGGCTACGGCTCGAGCTTGGTTCTTAAGCCAACTTTCAGTCCATTCGTCTCGGTATTGCTTTGCACTTATGATATCCATTTTATTTGCCTTATAGGTAATAATCTCCATTAGTTTCTTTTTAGAAACCGCTCCATCTTCTTTAGTCCATACCTTAATTCCTGAACTATTAAGCTTTGTAAATACGGATAATGGGTTAAACAACCTATCAAAACTTCTATTCTCCAGAATTTTATATTCCTGGTAACTGTAATCAATTATCTCTAAATCTGTTAAGTGTGGAATTGCTTCTACTCGTTCTTGTGGCATCATTTTTCTAACTTCGTTTGCTTTTTTCTTATATCTGTCCATAACCTGACTAAAATAAGCAGGACTGAAGTTCTGGTAGTGGTCTATAAAGTCATTAGCTACCATTTGCTTAAACGCTACTTTAATCTCGTTTATTGTAAAGTTCCCATACTCGGTTCTTATCCAATCTTCTAAAATTGCTAACTTAACATCTCCAGGATTGTTAATACCTACAAGCTGCATTAAGTAAATAAGGTTCTGCTTAAATATGGTAGAGTTTATGTTCCTCATTCGTTCCCCCGAAAAGGCGGTCATAATCTCCTGCTCCATAGGAAGTAGAGTGGATATAGTTGTAGTTTTTAAGGTTCTCGAGTTCGTTTTTATCAAGCTTTCGTTGATTGTTTGTAGTTCCTTTTGCA